TTCGCTTAGAGATGATTCACCAGAACCAGGAGCTAAGGCGACACCTGCAGACGGAGCGCTACGAACGGCGGGACCGAGGGCTTGCCGCAGAGCCGTTTCTAGTCGCTCTTGATATATATTCTCAGTCATGATTCACTCATTTTGCAAAGGAAATTCAAACCGTCCATGATGAAGGCTTTATCTATATTCTTTGAATTATTAGCAGAGATGACTGTATGAGCCTCATTCAATAGCGTATTGACTTCCCGTAGAGGCATTTTCTTTGATTTTAAAAAGCGAATATGTAATTCTATTCGCTCAAAAATCTTCTTAGCAGCAACCCTATCACAAGAACAAAGTTGCTCAAGGTCGCGGATAATGCTCATTTAAGACCTGGGACAGGAGGCATTTCTGGCGGTGCACCAGCGCCCGCGCCTGGAGGTGGTGCTCCCATGTCCATCGGGCTAGGCCCGCCTAACATGGCATCCATACTGCCGCCACCTCCACCATCCATACTGCCAGGAGGAGGAACGCCAGGCAATGATGGCATAGCACCCTCTTCCCCTTCATCCGTAACAAAGGGTTTGTCAGGATCCAAAGCCAACGAACGCAACTTGCTCAAATCCATCTTCTGCAATTCCTGAATCTCCTTCTGCAGAATTGTCATATCAATCATCTCTTTTTTGCAATTAGCCATCTCATCCTTAAAGTCTAAGCCCAGACTCCGATAAAGAGTCTTTCTGCTTACACCCGATGGACCCTGTGGAACTGGTTTGTCCATCAAAGACATTAATTGGCTAATATAGGTGTCAACATCATAAAGAGTCATATGGTTCCATTCGATTGTCGGAACAATCAAATGTTTTTTGCCGTCTTTATAACGATAAAATCCTTGAATTTCTGATATAGGAGCGAAAATCTTCTTCTCCAACCAGTTAGCCATCATACCACGAAAATTATTGTAGCGCTGACGCATCACGTCAAGAGCTACCGACGCATTGGCATAAGGGCTACCCTCTTGAGTCATAATGGCTTTAGGAACCATCAACCCAGTCATAATATTGTCCATAGCCTGAGCGACATCCTGAGTAATGTCTAGAGTTTGCCCCGAATAACCCACAGGAGTAACTTTAACATCTGGATGCGTAAAGATTTTAAAATCTTTGTCATACTGAGCAGCCTCAAATACCGCCCTCCAAGCGTCCAATTCTTCTTGACGAGGATAGTTACCATCTGAATTAGATGCGCCAATCTGAATAAGAGTCAGCGGGTTTACCATGCTATTCGCTTGCGCCAATTTGCATTCCCTATACTTATCTAACATAACCAAATCTTTCCAAACAGATACAATGATCGATTGACCACGAGCATCTTGCGGAGAACTATGATTTTTTAAGTGACTTATATTGAATGCATCGAGAGGAATCGGCTCATTCTTAAGAACGTGCTGAACCACACTAGGAGGGAGGGCCGCCTTCATTTGCATTGATAAAGGATCCATACCCATAACAATTTTGGTCAATTCAGCATCAGGCTTTAATGCCATAATATTGTTATTATTTGGAATTAATGAATTCTTAACTAAGACATAATCGGGATTTAATTGATAAATCATATCCCACATACCAGAGCTTTGATCAAAGGATGCGTAATTAAACACTTCGCCTAGTTTCCAAAACTCCAATGAGGTATCCTGAACAACCTTTAAAAGATTGATCTTATCGCACATATCCTCAAAAAATCTCTCCACAGTCTTGTCTTCACACTTAATATTTAATTTGCTAATAGGGTAGGTGGCGTGCAAATTTATGGCATTTCGAACCAGGGGATTGGTCTCGTAAAATGCTCGATTCCATGCATTAGCCGTTAACCGATCCCTCGGCAACATCAAGTTAGAAGTGAGGTATAAGGGGGAATATAAATCTGGACTTAAAGCATTTACTGAACCCGCACCACTTAAGTGACTGGATACACCACCCGCACTACCACTGGCATTTTTCCGTAGCATGGTTTCTTTTGAGCTACTGACAACCGTGCCCAAATTAGCTCTGGGGGAATGATCTTGCTTTGCCTTCTCGAGTTGCTCTGTAATCTGCTCTTGTCGAAAAGGAGATAAATTCAGAAAGCTCTTATCTGGCAAGGATGATTTGATAGGATCGGGCCGATGATGCTTTGGCACCCGACCCTGAGCCTCACGAAAGCCTCTGGTTTCCTCTACATTAACACTCGCCATTTTAATAGGATTCATCCTAACTCCCTACATTCGAGGCAAATACCCTAACACAGGCACGGGCATTGAATTGTGCTTCACATTTACATCCTTGTTTTTAAAACCACTGGTAATCACGTACTTATATGCAATTACAGCGTACATTAAAGCCATCAACCCGTCATTGGGAGTGCCGCCCTTCTGGTAGCTCTTCACAACATTGCCATCTTTAATCTTCGTCTCGATTTCCATTGACGAACAATGTTCCCGAAGCCAGCGGAGCATTTCGTAAGCATCTCCCTTGGCAGGAAATCTAATTTTCCCCTGTCTTATCATAGAGAATATTTCATCAATCATCATATTCTTATTAGCAATAACTTTATTGTTGCTCGAATTATAGGATATATCTTTCGTTGCACCACCAGAGTTGATAACAGCTAAGAATCTACTTCCCAAATTCTCTTCTTGTTGCATCCAACGAACGACATCCTGGCCCCACATATAGTCGGCGGCGGCAGTACCAATTCTAAAGGTTTCAAACAATTTCTTTAGAACAGAAACCTTGTAGGTAATATCATTCTTTTTTAAGCGGAAAGCATTTTCGACAGTAATTACTCCATTTCTATCTATGCTGGTTATCACTATAACGCTGTAGGATTGGCCGATTCCACTACCAGCCCCCTCAGTGTCGTCCTTATCACCCCAGTCGGCCCCCATACAAATGATTTTATCATTCTTACTGGAGATTGCTTTAGCAAGGCCCCGATCTGGATCTAAAGCGAAATTCTCAATATCTTCCATGGTTAATGGTTGACCCGCACCAGAGTAGAAATCTCCCAAGACTTCATTTTTCCAGGCGCGTTCAGAACCTCCGCTAATTGGGGGGTACTTCTTAATAACATCTTCCTTGGTATATAAAGGACTAAGCATCATGTTGAAATGAAATCCCGTATACTTAACCAAGCCATCAACCTTAGTTTCCTTCCACCGACCTCGGTCAACCGCATGCCTTTTGTCTTGGTGAAAAGAGCAATGGGGGCATTTTACGGTAAAACCAGAAACCCAGGTATCAAGCCAGCTATCATCATCCAAATTATATAAAGGAAAGAAGCCATGGCAAGATTCACATCCAAGCTCGAAAAAGCACTTGCTTGAATCTCTCCACAACTCCCAGAAATAAGAACCCGATTGTTTGGGAGTTCCAAAGTACAATTGAACACCCTGGGTTGAAGCGCCATAAGGGGACGCCTGAACTACGGGCAAAATATTCTCAATTGCCGTTCTGCGCATATCTTGCACTTCATCAAAGAATATTACGTCTTGAGACGTACCACGAATTCGGTCGCCATTTAGTCCCGTTGCATCAACCCGCAACTTATTATAGCCCAGAAAAGACTTTTCTGTAATTGTGTCTTCCGCGCTAGACTTAGACTTCTTATCTGCAGATAATGCCCTTCGAGCAATATAATTATCCACAGAATCGATCATCATGGGATCTAACTTTTCCTTAGAATGCTGAGCTGTTAGCTTAAGTGTAGGGAAAAGATGCATTATTCGCATAGGGGGTTTCCCCGCTTCTTTCCCGTAAAGCCCGCTGGCGGCAAAAAATAAGCTAAGTGCGGCAGCCATTACCGTGGCACCGACTTGCCGTCCCTTTAGAATAACCACTGGGCGTGAATTTTTGTTTTCTGCTTGGGTTGCTACTGAGCGATAAATGTCTCGCATGTACTTCCACCCGCTACCCTGGGTGCTGAGATCAAATTTGTATCCATTGATAAGTAAGTTATTCTCAATAAATGATACAGGATCTAAGTTAGAAATACTTTTCTTTAGATCTTTAAATAGCTCTAGGTGGGAATTATCCCCACCAGTCTTGGATTTTAACTTGCCTTTCATATCTATCCCGTTTATTTCCCGATATTTTTCTCAATACTTTCAAAGATATTTCTATTCTCCAAAGCTGGATCCATCTTTAGTGGCTCGGGGGAGCCTTCGGGAATCTCTTTTTCCTTAAGGTCGAATTCTTTCTTGCAATCTTCGATACACTTCTCGATCTTGGTTAGATTTTGGCTAACATAATCATCACCTAGCCGATCCTTCAAGACATAGATAACGGCTTGATTATCTGCATAGCCATTATGTG